AGGTGCGCAAGCGGGCAACTTTGGTGTTGAACAAAACGACCCTCACGTCGGTTGAAAAAGCAGATGCACTGCCGATTATTACGGCTTTGTCGCTCACTTATTCCGCTGAATCCGAGTTGGGAGTTTTGACCAACATCTTGGGACCCGCCATGGGCTTGTTCAGACGCGTTTATGCCGCGAAGCGTTCGCCGCAGCGCGATTGGACAATTTTCTGGATAGCCGGCGGTGTTGTCGTGCTTGTGTCGGGTTATTTTTTTACGAACCTGGCCAAGCACGGCTTCCGCAGTGCAGCCACACGACTGATGGTCAAGACGTGGCGCCCACTGGGCGTCGTCACACCAGTTGTGGCCGTGTCATGTTTATTAGCGGACTTGCTGATGACATGGAAACGCAGGGCGGCACGAGGGGCTAAACCGGAGACGGTAGTCGGGCGTGTAGTTTACACGGACGTGTGTACTGCTGGCGTTCCGACGAAAGAGCCAGCGGGCAAAACCCTTGCCACCTTTCGTACCCCACTTGATTCTGGGGACCGTTGCTTGCCACATTACGGCACCGAAGCTCTCGGCTGGTTTTCCCGGTTGTACCGACCCGTGGTTCCACGGCGTTGTGTGCACAACGAGGTTAATGCCACCCGTAGTAGGCAGGTGCCGGTCAATGAGACTCCCGAGGAACTACGAGCACTCTCGTGGTCTGTGGTGAGATTGGCCCAGCAGGCCAATTGGCAGGCATATTTCCCTGATGCACGCCGTGTTGAGGCGCTGAGCTACACCGCATGGGCTAACCGTCGAGTGGTTAACCAAGGAGCCAGGATCAAATTTCGGGAGGCACGCGATGAATTAGCCGAAACAGGTCAGATGCCCGAACTATTCAATAGGGGCAAAGTATTCGTTAAACGCGAACACTTACTCAAAGCGAACGGTGAGGTTTCTGACTTTGTTCCACGACTAATTACGTCTCGACAGCCTGAGTTTTTGATCACACTGGGCCCCTGGTTGGTCGCCTTCGGCAATGAGCTCAAGCGCATGTGGTCGCCCTCAAATTGGGTCGTTTACACCAGTGGTCTCAATGCAAACCGCATGGGTAATGCTTTCGACGCGTTCATGACGGAACATCCTTTTGTTTACGTCAGTGAGCAGGATAAAGAACGCTTCGATGGCACCATGTCCCGTGAGGCATTGCAACATGAGCTGATGGTGTATGAACGATTTGGAATGCCCCGCAAGCAACTTGCCTGCATACGTGCCCAGTGGGTCACTAAGAACACGTCCAACAACGGGTTCAGGTTCACTGGCTCTGATGCACGCAAGAGCGGGGATCCCAACACATCATGTGGCAATTCGTTCGAGGACGCTTCGACGACTATGGTGGTCGTGGAGCGGATGAGGACGTGCCACTGTGGTGCACCAAATCGGCCTGCACTCAGCTGGGAAGATGCGATTGCTGGAGCGAAGAACATCCTGGCGTTATCGATGCCACGCCACGAGGCTGGCGAGGCAATCGACGCCTACATTGCTGAGGATGGTGAGGCTTTGCTTCAATTACGCACGCTCATCGATTCAACACCACCCGATTGTGATTGTTTCATGAAACTCGTGAAACTTTTCGTCATGGGTGACGACACGCTTGGCATGGCAGCCACTGCTGAATTACACGAATTGCTCTCGAACACTTGGTTCCCACGTGCCTGCGGATTTCGGCCAACACCAGTCCTTTGTGACCGGTGGACGGCCACGTTTTGTTCTGCACGCATGTGGCCCGCACGATTCGGGGACTACGATACGGTCCTAATGGGGCCGTTTATCGGACGTGTTTTGGCTAAGACTGGCCATGCTAAGGACCCAGTACCAGCAAGTTCCTGGGAAAATCCAACTCACGCGGCCACGAGCAAGGGATTGTTGGCGCGACAGGCTTGGGCCAGGGGGGTCGCCCTTGGGCTTGAGAAAGATGTCGCGCACATTCCGGTGCTCCGTGCACTCGTTGAGGTTGTGTTGCGATTGACTATCGGTGTCGAGGCAAAACCCATTTTCAATGAATGGGCAATTCATGCGAGAACCGGTGCAACGGTCAATGGCGACACTTGGGAGATGATGGACGTACTGTACGGACTGAGTGAAACTCAAGTCGTGGGGTTGGAGCAATACCTGTCACGGGCTACTAGCCTCCCCATTTGTATCGATCATCCAGTGGTCCACAGGATCATGGAGGTCGACATTGGGGAGGCCGATGCTTGGGGCGGGTCCAACATCCTCGTTGAGAACACCGGCCCGTCTCACTCCATCTATCCAGGTGCCTTATGGGATTTTTACACGGTGCTGGGTGCACCCGTGATTGAGGAGTATCTCAAACACAAGTACAAACCGTATTTCATGATATGGTTGCTCTTTCAAGAGGTCATCATCCAGGGGACACACCCACTCACTGTGTTGATGCACTTTGTGGCATACCGGATGCCTGTTAAATCCGCGATGGTGCTGCATGGTGTGTTCAACTTGTGGGCCACCTCGGGCAAATATTACCTCGAGCACATTCATGAACACGTTCCGTATTTGCGGGAGGCCGGCGGCGAGGATTGTGCCAATTACTACATAAACGCAAAGACCATGTATTGTTTCGTCGACTCCGTGTTCATGCCACCGGTTCGTGTGGCGAACAAGTTTGTTGACAAACTTGCAAATGCGTATCAATATGAGTCAATTGACGACACGAACCTCCGTCGCATGTCACTTGCATTACATGCAGCACGACAAGTGGTCAGTACCCTTGACCCAGGCACACCAGTAAGCTTTGTCCGTCAGTGGCAAAGCGATCATCCGGTGGTCTGGTCCGAAGTGGTCACGGCTGGTGTTATCGTGCCGGACACGGTCGGTACTATTGTGGGGATCACACTAGTGGCTACAAGCATTGTCGCCGGGTGGGCTGTTTCAGCGTTCCTCCCTGAGCATTATGGTGCTGCTTACACGATTGGCGTTACACCTGTGGTTGAGGAGTTGGCAAAACGCATTTTGGGGCCGGTTTATACATGCGCCCTGATTTGCTTGGAGGCCGCCTCCCACAGATGGAACAAAGCCTATTGGCCAACAGCTATCATGCACGTGGGGTGTCATACGATGCCTTTACCGATTGCGATCGGCGTGCACTCAGCCTGGAACATGGCAGCACTCGTGCAATACCG